CTGATGTTGCTGGTATTGCTTGTGTTGCTTGTGTTGCTTGTGTTGTATCTGCCATCATCTCTCTAAATGTAGGTCTCGAACCGTTTTTTAAGGAACTGTAAAGAGGCTGTTGTTTAACAGTATGATTGTGTCGTTTTGGTTGTTGTATTATGACAGGAATGGACGGCGGTGTATTAATTATTGGCATCTCGCCCACGATAACAGACGGTGGCTGAATCGTATTCATATCCATCTCTTTTGGAAGCTCGGTATTCACAAATATTTCTGGTTTTTGTCCACCAGGTGGTGTCATATGCCTCTGTTTTTTAGTGCGTTTCATGGACCTCTGTTGCTTCTTTTTCTCCGCACGCTCTTTTGAAAGTTTTTCCAGATAGTCCATCGAGCTATTAAACTCCTGATTAAACCCATCGTCTTTCTTAACATCCTCCACACCCTTTTCATTCTCACCCTTTTCTGTTTTAACCTGATGATCCTTAATTCTGTTTAAAAATTCCTTACGTAACTTGCTAGGATTAACAGATGCGGTCGGTCTGACCTTCCTTTCCTTTCGTGTTCTATTGTGTTTATCCTTTTTTTTCCCACCAACAGATAGAAAATCGGGGTTAAGCTGGATTGTTTTTTGAGTCATAACTATAATACCATATAAAAATTTTATAGGGTTTTTAACATAATTCTATTTACCAATTAATTTAAAGATAAATTGAATTATAAAATAGCTTAAATGTCATCTATAACAAAGATGAATAGTGACCCGATTGACATTAAAAACTACAATGATGCCGCATGGACAGTTATCGAGTCCTATTTTGCGGGAGCTCAACTCCAACAGGCAGTGAGGCATCAAATAGAATCTTATAATAATTTTGTTCAGGTACAAATTCCCAAGACAATCGCCATGTTCAATCCAGTCCATATCAAATCGGAACACGACTATGTCGAGTCTGTTAAGAAATATTCATTGGAAATATTCGTGACATTTGATAACTTCAGCGTTCAACGCGCACAAATTCACGAGAACAATGGTGCCACTAAGCTGATGTTCCCACAAGAGGCGCGACTTCGGAACTTCACATACGCATCAAATATGACGGTCGACATGAACATTAAATACCTAATTCGCAATGGACCACTTCTGGAGTCTGTTCAGACAATGTATAAAACAATGTCTGGGATACACATCGGAAAAATGCCGATTATGCTCAACTCTGCCATTTGTGTATTACAACAATACAAACACATATCTACTAACGTAAGTGGTGAGTGTTCTATGGATCCTGGTGGATATTTTATCATTAACGGGTCGGAAAAAACGTGCCTAGGACAAGAGCGCGCCGCCGAGAATCTGGTCCAATGTTTTAACATATCTAAGAACAATAGCAAATGGCATTGGCTCGCGGAAATCAAGTCGGTTCCGGACTTCAAATGTATCTCACCTAAACAAATATCGCTATATATTGCCTCAAAAAATAATGGCTTTGGTAATGGTATTTATCTACAGATTCCGAGGATAAAGGCGCCTATTCCGCTGTTTATTATTTACAGGGCACTAGGAATCGTGTCGGATAAGGATATTTGTTCCAAAATTGTCTTGGATACGAATTGTAAGTCTGACAATGTGATAACCATTATGCAGGCGCTTCGCGGTTCAATTGTAGACGCACAGGGTCAAATGACGCAAGAAGAGTGTATGACATTCATTACCGCAAACGCAATGTATACGCCTCTCAATATGGACAAAGAGACCGGGATTCGCAAAAAACGAGAATTCACACAAAACGTGCTATCAGACGATCTATTTCCACATTGCCGAACCAAAGAGCAGAAAATTTATTTCCTCGGTTATATGACGAATCGCCTATTGTCGTGTAGTTTCGGGTGGGTGAAGCAAGACGACCGCGACTCGTATATGAACAAGCGTATTGACCTTACAGGCACTCTTCTTAACAACCTATTCCGGAATTACTTCAATAAGTTGGTAAAAGACACATCTAAACAGATTGTCAGGGAAATTAATAACGGTTCGTGGAGAACCACCGAGGACTATTGCTCCATCGTGAATATGACAAATATTTACAAAATCGTTAAATCTACGACGATTGAGAACGGCATCAAGAGAGCGCTGGCTACTGGTGATTTTGGCATCAGACAGACAACCAGTAATAAGGTCGGAGTCGCACAGGTTCTCAATCGCCTCACCTATATTTCCAGTCTAAGCCACTTGCGGCGCGTTAATACACCGATCGACAAGAGCGGCAAACTTATCCCTCCACGCAAACTACACAGCACGTCGTGGGGATTTCTTTGTCCAGCGGAGACACCCGAGGGTGGCTCGGTTGGTGTCGTTAAGAATCTCAGCTACATGACCAATGTTACGATTCCATGTAATAGCACCGCGCTCTACGATTATATTGAACCGCACATTCTTACATTTGACGAGATGGACGTGGATACGCTTCTCAACGGTGTGAAAGTATTTATTAATGGTGCCTGGAACGGAAATGCGAAGGAGCCAGTTAAGCTATACTTGTCTCTAAAGGATAAAAAATACAAGGGGATTATCAATATTTATACGTCTATCATTTTCGATACGAAGCGCAAGGAAATTCGCGTAATTAACGATGCGGGCCGCCTTACGCGCCCAGTATTGCGCGTAATCAACAATAAGATGGTTCTCGACGAATCATATATTACGCGTCTCAAGAATAAGGAGATTAAATGGAATGATTTGCTCGTTGACATATTTGATAATAATACGGTTCTAGAATATATCGACGCCGCAGAACAAAACTACAGTATGATTGCGATGAAGCCGGGCGACCTTACAAAGAACAAGGGGAATTACGTATATAAATATACCCATTGTGAGATTCATCCTAGTACCATATTCGGCGTCCTCGCATCATGTATTCCATTTCCCGAACACAATCAGTCGCCCAGAAACACATACCAGTGTGCGATGGGCAAACAGGCAATGGGGATGTATGTTACAAACTATAATCAGCGAATGGATAAAACCGCATATGTGCTGACGTATCCGATGCGGCCTCTAGTGGATACCCGCGTTATGAATATTATGAAGCTCAATAAAGTGCCGTCGGGTTCACAAGTAATTGTGGCAATTATGACGCACACGGGATATAATCAGGAGGATTCTATTCTGTTTAACAAAGGCTCGATCGACCGCGGTCTCTTTCTGGCAACGATTTACCAGACAGAGAAGGACGAAGAGAAGAAGATTCACGGAGACGAGGAGGTAAGGTGTAAGCCGGACAAGACCAAGACCAAGGGGATGAAATTCGGAAATTACGATAAAGTGAATAGCCAAGGTGTGATCCCCGAGAACACGCTCATTGAGAATCGCGATATTATCATATCCAAAGTGCTTCCCATTAAGGACGCGCGAAACGACCATACGAAGGTTATGAAGTTTGAGGACCAAAGTCGCATTTACCGTACAAAAGGCGAGGCATATGTGGATAAGAATTATATTGAGCGAAACGGCGACGGCTACAACTTTTGTAAAGTCCGTATTCGCATTATTCGCAAACCGGTTATTGGCGATAAGTTTAGCAGTAGGCACGGACAAAAGGGCACTATCGGAAATATTATCCCGGAATGCGATATGCCATTTATGGCTAATGGTGTGAGACCCGACATTATCATCAACCCTCATGCGATTCCGTCACGAATGACGATTGCGCAGCTCAAAGAGACGCTCTTGGGGAAGGCGCTTCTTGAGCTCGGTCTATTCGGCGACGGAACTAGCTTTGGTGAGTTCGACATTAAAGACATCTGTAAGGAGCTTCAGAACATTGGCTACGAGTCAAAGGGCAACGAGCTAATGTATAACGGACTAACCGGCGAGCAGATTGAAAGCTCCATATTCGTTGGCCCAGTGTTCTACCAGCGCCTCAAGCATATGGTCGCCGACAAACAACACAGCCGAAGCATCGGACCGATGGTTAACCTGACGCGACAACCAGCTGAAGGTCGGTCGCGCGATGGCGGGCTAAGGTATGGTGAGATGGAGCGCGACTGTATGTGCTCGCACGGCGCATCACGGTTTAATAAGGGAAGGCTCTACGATGCTTCAGACTCGTTCAGCGTCCACGTTTGTAAAAAGTGCGGAATGATTGCCGCATTCAATAATAAGCAACACATCCACCAATGTAAAACGTGCGACAACCGCTCCGACTTTGCTTACGTAGAGCTGCCATACGCGTGCAAACTAATGTTCCAGGAACTTATCACGATGAATATTGCGCCAAGAATTATGACATAAACAATTTATATAATAGACATACACTTTTAGGATTCTTATATTTTTTCTTTAGTCAGTATATAATGGGAGATCGTTTAATTACAGTTAAGGCATTTGGTAATAAAAGAACACAATATAAGACATCAACTGGCTCAGGGATAGCAAAGGGTATGGTATGGCCGATTACTCCGTTCAGAGCCGCAATGAACGCCGGCGATTTAGCTGGCTCTACGAACTCGGGGGTTCTACCACACCTCCCAGCCCCGAGCCAGGGGAACGGAATTGGTAACATGAGCAAACACTTTAATGTGGGAGGGCATTCGACTGGCGATTCGGCCTTTACTGGAAACCAGAAGTTCGTTTACGACGGTTCGGATTACATGCGGTTTAAAAAGTTACAGGCTGCGTCTCGCGAACGAGTCGAGCAGAGAGCTAATATCTAAAAATCCGAACTACCATACAATAGTTATTATATATATGATATGTATATGCAGTATACCTATCATACCACCGGTCCATCAAGTATTCATAGAAAATCACATCTAAATAACGGAATTACCACGGTTAAGATGGGGATGCCGTTTAAACCCGACACAATGGCGCAGGGTAGCATGTTCTCTACTGCTCGCATAGAGTTCAACGAAAATGTAAGCAATCCACCAGAGACGAAAAAATGGTATGGTTCGTCGGGTTCGCGAAACACCAGCACCTACATTTCGTCAAAGCGAAACCGCGCCATCGGACAGTCCTCCACAATGCAGGGACTTAGTGAGGGTAGTCAGCACCAATACAAAAGCAACGATAAGGCGATTCGCAACACGGCTTTAGCGAGATGTCGTGCCGGCGGATGTACCGCACCAAAGAAGAAATCAGCGTGAACAAAATCAACGAATATATGTTATTTATTAGGTATCAAAATTAAATGAATAGTTATTATATATGCCTAAACGAGGTGGAAGTGGTCTTAGTAATTTAGGAATGGGAACGGGTTTAATTGGTGTTTTCGGTTCAACTACCAGAAATACTTGTGAATCAGACGATACTAGTTTATTTTGCCAAATTAGTCGCGTGTTAGCTATTATAGGGAGTATTTTATCTATTATTATTACATTTTTTGTAGTGTACCTGTTATTACAAACCTTCGGTTTTATTGGAGGCCAGCGTAAGGGTATTGGAAGAGGAACACGACGAAAGTAATTATTTCAAATTAATGTTAAATATTTTTTTAAGACGCCTTGAAAAATAGGTTTATAATTTTATTATTTATCCATTATATAATGGACAAATATTTAGTTGAATTTTTCGGAACTATGTTGATAGTGTTCGTATATTTAGTATCGGGGGATGCGTTGGCCACTGGTGCCGCCACCGCCGTAGCTATCTTAGTAGGAAGCAAACTTTCTGGTGCAAATTTCAACCCGGTTATTACTTTAGTAATGGGTGCGTCGGGGAAACAATCTACAAATGAGACATTCCCATACATTATGTCGCAGTTTTTAGGAGGACTCGTCGCGCTTGAATTATCCAAGCGTATCGCACTCAAATAAATAGAATATTATATAATATAATAATCAAATCATATTATATAATGGAAGGTTCTATGGAAATCAATAATAACCAGGATGCCGTAGACTTTATTCCCAGAAAGCCTAGAAGGAAAACGAGACGCAAGACTCTTAAGAAGAAACACAAGTCTAAGGCGCGCAAGAGCAATAGACGCAAGTCTAAGGCGCGCAAGAGCAATAGACGCAAGTCTAAGGGGCGCAAGAGCAATAGACGCAAGAGCAATAGACGCCGCCGCATTCGAGGAGGTTGCTCTACGTGCGGTATGAATGGTGGCTCCATTTTAACGGGGGGAGGCACAAAGCCGCCGCCGCAGCAGCAGCAGCAGCAGCAGCAACAGCAGCAGCAGCAGCAGCAGCAGCAGC